TAGACCTGCATTATCAGATCGTAAAGGTTACTGTGTGTTTATTGGTACACCTATGGGAATGAACAATAACTTCTATGAATTATACCAACACGCACAAGGTGCGGATGATTGGTTTCACTATAAAGCTAAAGCTAGTCAAACAAAGATAGTTGATCAAGATGAATTAGATAAGGCAAAAGAAGTTATGGGAGATAAGAAGTATCAGCAAGAGTTTGAGTGTGATTGGATTGCCAACATAGAAGGCGCAGTGTATGGAGATGTAATTGCAAAACTAGATGATGACAGACAGCTTACCAGAGTGCCTTACGATCCTGCGCTACCAGTATCAACAGCATGGGACCTTGGAGTATCAGATCACAGTTCTATAATATTTTATCAGCAGCTTGGCAGATCCATAAACATTATTGATTACCACGAAGAGAAAGGTCAAGGTCTACCTTATTACATTAAGATGATTAATGAAAAAGAATATATCTACAAAGATCATTTTGCTCCGCATGACATTGAAGTTACAGAATTTGGAAATGGCAAAACTCGAAGAGAGGTCGCTACGCAATTAGGATTAAGGTTTAAAGTCGTACCAAAAATTCCATTAGAAGATGGTATCCATGCAACAACAATGATGTTACCTAGATGTTGGATTGATGTTGAGCATTGCAAAAGTTTGATAGATGCGTTAAGACATTACCACAGGAAGTATATTGATAAAAACAGAATGTTTAGATCAAAGCCTGTCCACGATTGGAGCAGCCATGCGTGTGATGCCATGAGGTATCTCGCTGTTGGTCTTCAAGAAATTAATACTAGACAAACTGCTCCACAAGTTGTAGCAGATAATAATTATAGGATTTTATAATTATGGGTTCAATATTTAAACCAAAGATGCCATCATTGCCACCACCACCTCCAGCACCGGAGCCACCAAGTGATGAGCTAACAGCAGAAGAAAAAGAAAGAATTAAAAAAGAACAAGATGCTATTATGAGAAGAAGAAAAGGTAGAAAACAGACTATACTTACTGGACCTCTTGGTATACAAGAAACAGAAGAAAAAGCATTAGAAACATTATTAGGAAAGAAGGATTAATATGGGTGCAAGTGGACCAAGTGGACAAGATAATGGCGGATCAAGAGAAAGCAATAAGAAAGCTAGAAAAGATACAGAAGTTTCTGCTTACGAAAGAGAAATAGAAAAACAAAAAGCAGCTGAGAAAGCTCAGAAAAAAAATACTACAAGAAAATCTACTGACGATCCCAGAAATACTAATAGAGAAAATGCAGCAGTTTCTAATTACACAAGTCTAACTAAAGATGATGCTGTCAAAATAAAACAAAGTAAAGAAAAAGTTAAAAAAGCAACTGGTAAATCAAAACTTGATAATTACGAAATTCCAAAATCAGATGCTCCGGGAGTAATTGGTGCTACTTTAAATTTAACTCAACCATTTAGACAAAAAAGTTTTGAAGTAAACAGAGAATATTATCAAAAGAATGTAGTTGGTAAAGAAAATTACAAAGACACATTTGATGATTACGAAAGATATATAAAAGGTAGAAGTGAAGGTAAACTAGATGCAATGGGTAGACCTATAACATCTACTGGAGGCAGAGATAGTAAAGTTACTGAAGCTCCAAAAGAAACTGTTAAGACTTCAATACTTTCTCAACCAGTAGAAGCTGAAACTAAAGTTGAAACTTTTAAAGAAGAAAAAAAAGAAGATAAATATGATGTTAGAAAAATTAAAAAAAAAGGAAGAAGAAAAAATATACTAACTTCATCAAAAGGTGTAACAACAGTTTCAGACGATTATTCGTTAGGTAAGAAAAGTTTATTAGGAACAGTATAATGGCAAAAACAGATTTAACTAAATCTTTAATGTCAAGATTTGACAGGCTGAAGGCACAAAGACAAAATTGGGAAACACATTGGCAAGAAGTTGCAGATTACATGCAACCAAGAAAAGCTGATGTTACTAAAACAAGATCAAAAGGTGATAAGAGAACAGAATTAATTTTTGATTCATCTCCAATACAAGCAGTAGAATTATTAGCAGCATCATTACATGGAATGTTGACTAACCCTTCTACTCCTTGGTTTTCATTACGATTTAAAGATTCATCTTTAGAAATGGAAGATGAAGCTAAACTTTGGTTAGAGAACGCAACTGAAGTTATGTACACAGCATTTAACAGATCAAACTTTCAACAAGAAATATTTGAACTGTACCATGACTTAATTACTTTTGGTACAGCAGCAATGTTTATACAAGAAGATAATCAAGATATATTAAAATTTTCTACAAGACACATTAACGAAATTTTTATTGCTGAAGATGACAAAGGTAGAATAGATACTGTTTACAGAAAATTTAAACTATCAGTAAGAGCTGCAATACAACAATTCGGCAATAAAGTTTCAAGCGATATAAAAATGCAATCAGCAAAAGATCCATACAATGAAGTAGAGATGTTGCACGTTGTATACCCAAGATCAGATTATAATCCTAATTTAAAAGATACAGATAACATGCCATTTGAATCTGTTTATATTGAAATGAAGAATGGTAATGAATTATCAGTATCGGGTTTCCAAGAGTTTCCTTTTGTAGTTCCTAGATACTTAAAAGCATCACATGAAATATATGGAAGATCACCAGCTATGACAGCGTTGCCAGACGTAAAGATGCTAAACGAAATGTCAAAAACTACAATCAAAGCTGCGCAGAAACAAGTGGACCCACCACTATTAGTTCCGGATGATGGTTTCTTATTACCAGTTAGAACTGTACCGGGTGGATTAAATTTTTATAGAAGTGGTACAAGAGATAGAATTGAACCATTAAACATTGGTGCAAATAATCCACTAGGTTTAAATATGGAAGAGCAAAGAAGAACTGCTATTAGAAATGTATTTTATGTAGATCAATTAATGTTGCAACAAGGTCCACAAATGACAGCAACAGAAGTTATACAAAGAAACGAAGAGAAGATGAGATTACTAGGTCCAGTGTTAGGTAGATTACAATCAGAATTATTGAAACCAATGATTGATAGATGTTTTAATATTTTATTTAGAAGAGGACAGTTTGCTCCTGCACCAGAATTTTTATCTGGTCAAGACATAGAAATAGAATATGTTTCTCCTCTTGCTAAAGCACAAAAATCTACAGAGCTTTCATCAATTACTAGAGGTATAGAAATATTAGGATCACTTGCTAATGTAGCTCCAGTATTTGATTATATTAACTTTGATGCTTTAGTTAAACATGTTGCTGATCTTGTAGGAGTTCCGCAAAAAGTTTTAAAACTACAATCACAAGTTAATGCAGAAAGAGAAGAAGCTGCATCGGCAGCACAACAACAACAACAAATGGCTCAGATGCAACAAGTTGCACAAGCCGCAGGAGATGTAGCACCACTAGCGAAAGCATTGCCGGAAGAAGCAAGAGCTTTAGCAAATGCTGAAGTGGAATAGTATGGAAACAAAACAACTAGAGAAAGTAATAAAAGAACTACAAACAAATTATAAATTCATATTCAATACAGACGAAGGCAAGAAAGTCTTAGCTGATCTTGAAAAAAGATGTCATTATCATTCTACCACTAATGTAAAAGGTGATAGCCATGAAAGTGCATACATGGAAGGACAACGCAGTGTTCTTCTATTTATTAAATCAATGCTGCAAAACAAGGAAAAATAAAAATGTCAAATGAACAGATAACACAGGAAACTGTGCCTGTAGATCAAGCGACTACAGAAGCACAACCACAAGCAACACAAACAACAGTTGCCACTGCAGACACACCTGCACCGCAACCAACCGAATCATCTTGGAAAGAATCTATTAGTGAAGTATATAGAAATGATCCTAGTATAGAAAAATTTACAGAGATAGATGCGTTAGCAAAAAGTTATATCAACGCAACTAGAATGATTGGTCAAGATAAAATAGTTGTGCCTAATAAAAATTCTACAGAAGAAGTTTGGGAAGAAGCCTACGAAAAACTTGGTAGACCAGAAACACCGGATCAATATAATTTAAATTTTAAATCAGATGTTGTAACTATAGATGACAGCGCAATTAAATCTTTTGCCGAACAATCTCATAAACTTGGTTTAAATAGTAAACAAGCTGAAGGTGTTTTAAACTTTTATAAAAATAATATGGAAGGCATTGCACAACAATCAAAGATAGATACTGAAACTGCACAAGCTCAATCTGAACAAGTGTTAAGACAAGAATGGGGTAGAGACTTTGATGCTAAAGTAAAACAAGCTGGTGCGATTGCTAAAGCAAATATTAATTCAGAAGTATTAGATATGACTTTATCAAATGGAACTAGACTTGGTGATCATCCAGAAATAATAAAAGGTTTTGCAAAGATAGCAAGTATGATGTCAGAAGATAAAATAATTACAACTGAAAGTGAAAATGTTAATTCAAACGCAGACATTGAAACTGAAATATCAAGCATTACCAATGATATTAATGGTCCATATTGGAACAAGTCTCATCCAGATCACGATAAAGTTGTTCAACAAGTTTATACTTTAAGAGAGATGTTGAATGATGGAAAATAATCATTTAAACAATGAAGAACTTAAACTGGAGATACTAAGGATCGTAAAAGAAAATGGAACAGAGTTTCAAAAAAATGATCCCTTGCCAATCTGCGAAAATTATTATAAATGGATTAAAAGTAAGACAATTCTTAAAAAGAACCTTACTGACAAGAAGGAATAGACTTCTAGTCTAAAAGACTTTAAATCCAAGAGATGCCTACGCAGGTGGATAACTTCTCTGTTGTTTAACATAAATCATAACAATGGGAGACTAATATGTCATCACAAATAACTACAGCATTTGTACAGCAATATTCTGCTAACATTCAAATGCTTTCTCAACAAATGGGATCGTTATTAAGAGACAAAGTACGTCTTGAATCTGTTGTCGGAAAAAATGCTTTCTTCGATCAAGTAGGAAGTGTAACTGCTATTGAAAAAACTAGCAGACATTCTGACACTCCTCAAATCGATACTCCACATGCAAGAAGAAGAGTATCTCTTGCGGATTACGAATTTGCGGATTTAATAGACCAACAGGACAAAGTACGTCTTTTAATAGACCCGACTTCATCTTATGCTCAAGCTGCAGCTATGGCTATGGGTAGAGCTATGGATGATGTGGTAATCAGTGCCGCTTTAGGAACTGCATTTACTGGCGAAACAGGATCAACTTCAACTGTATTACCTTCTGCACAGAAGATTACAGAAAGTGGTACTGATGGTTTAACTATTGCAAAGTTAAGAACTGCAAAAGAAAAGTTCGACTTAGCAAGTGTAGACCCATCAATCGCTAGATTTATTGTGGTATCACCTAGACAAATCACTGATTTATTAGGTACTACTGAAGTAACAAGTTCAGATTTCAACACTGTTAAAGCATTAGCAAATGGTGAAATCAACTCGTTCCTTGGTTTTAACTTTATTGTATCAAACAGACTATCTATTGCATCTTCTAAAAGATCATGTATCGCATTTGCACAGGATGGTATTACATTAGCAGTTGGTAAAGATGTTTCAGCTAGAATAGACGAAAGAGCTGATAAATCTTATGCTACTCAAGTGTACTACTGCATGAGCATTGGCGCTACTAGAATGGAAGAAGAAAAAGTAGTAGAAGTCCAAGCTCACGAAGCATAATAGGAGGAAAATATGGCTACAGTTTATTCAGTTCAAAAGACTAAATGGAATCAGAATGTTCCTTCAGAGAAAATTGGTACTACTGAACTAGCAGGTAGAGTAAGAGTTGCTTTCGCAGAATACGAAGCATCTTCTCTAGCTTCTGGTGATGTGATCGAAATGTTTAATTTACCAAATGGTGCAAGAATTGTATCTGGTAGATTAGCACATGACGCATTAGGTAGTTCAACTACTCTATCAGTAGGTTACGCAGCGCATAACAATGCTGCTGGTACTGCTGTAAGTGCTGCTGCTGCTGCTTACAAAGCGGCTGCTGCTTCTACTTCAGCAACTGCTGTAAATGCTGCTAACACTATTGCACTGGGTGAAAACTCAGTTGTAGATGCTGATAAGGATGGACTTCCTGTGTCAGTAACTATGGGTGGAGCTGCAGGTACTGGAACTATTCAATTAACTATGATGTACGTTGTAGATTAATAAAAAGAATTTTAGGCGGGGAAAGCGAGAGTGGAACCCGCCTAAAGTGCATGAAGAAGATAAAAGATTTAAAACCTGTATTACATTTTAAGAAAGACAATTATGTATATAGGTATGTTTTGGTAGACAGATTTAAACATGATTCTAAATATCATTATGGATTTGATCTAAAAGAAGAGAGAACAGAGAAAGAAATATTTGCGTTAGAAAAAGATAGACAAATAAGACGCAAGTATATTATAAGGAAGTAGTATGGCATCAACAGTAGACATTTGTAATGGAGCATTAAATCAACTTGGTGCAACAACAATCCTATCGCTTACAGAAGATTCAAAAAATGCCAGACTTTGCAACTCAAGATTTACTCAAGTAAGAGATGCAGTATTCAGATCACATCCTTGGAACTGTTTACAAGAAAGATTAGAACTAGCACAATCAACTACAACTCCTGCATGGGGTTACAGTTTTAAATATGATTTACCTGGTGATTGTTTGAGATTGCTTAGAATACTAGATTATGATTCAGATCACAAAGTAGAAGGTAGATCAATATTATCTAACAACTCTTCAATGAAAATATTATACATCTCAAGAGTTACAGATCCAAATCAATATGATGAAAATTTAAGAGAAACATTATCAGCAGCACTAGCTGCAGACATAGCTTATGCTATTACATCTAACAATACCACGCAGCAAAATATGTTAGCTCTTTATCAAGAAAAATTAAGAGATGCTAGATTTGTTGATTCAACTGAAGGATATAATACTACACAAGAAGATGGAATGGCAGATGTTATAGATGCTGGTACATTTATTAACTCAAGGTTCTAATACATGGCTAGAGTAGCTGCACAAATTACAAACTTTACAGCGGGTGAGTTATCACCAAGATTAGATGGTAGAAATGATTTAGCAAAATATTCTGCAGGTTGCGCAACTGTTGAGAACATGGTTATCTATCCACATGGTGCTGCAGCTCGTAGACCCGGCACAACTTTTATTGCCGAAGTAAAATCAAGCAGTGCTAAAACAAGATTAATACCTTTTGAATTTTCAACTACACAAACTTACGTTTTAGAATTAGGTAATCAGTACATGAGATTCTATAGAGATAATGGTCAAATATTATCTAGTGGATCTCCTTATGAAATATCTACACCTTATCTTACTGCAGAACTTTTTGATATTAAGTTCGCACAATCTGCTGACGTGATGTACATCACACACCCTAATCACAAAACTAGGAAGTTAGCAAGAACAGGTCATACCTCTTGGACATTAACAGAAGTAGATTTTACTAATGGTCCATACTTAGATACGAATACATCTACAACTACATTTTCAACTTCAGCACATACTGTAGGAACTGGTGTAACTTTAACAGCTTCAGCAGTTACAGGTATTAATGGTGATACAGGATTTCAAACAACAGATGTTGGAAGGTTGGTTAGATTTAGAGATGGTTATGGAGAAATAACTGCAAGAACAGATACATTAAATGTAACCATAGAAATATTAGTAGACTTGGGATCATCTAGTGCTTCTACTGATTGGAACTTAGGTGCGTTTTCAGACACTACTGGTCATCCTTCTTGCGTATCATTCTTTGAACAACGATTAGTTTTTGCAGCAACTTTATCACAGCCACAAGCAGTATTTTTTTCTAAGTCTGGTGATTATGAAAACATGGATGCAAACATTGGTGGTACTGTAGCAGATGATGATGCAATCATTTATACAATCGCATCCAACCAAGTTAATGCTATTCGATTTATGGCAGCTAGTAGAACTTTAATTATTGGTACTGCAGGTGGTGAATTTACAGTTAGTGGTGGTGGAGATAATGATTCTGTTACACCTACAAATATTATGATTAAAAAACAATCTAACCATGGTGCCGCAAACATAGATGCTGTTGCAGTTGCTAATGCTACTTTGTTTGTACAAAGAGCTAAAAGAAAACTAAGAGAACTTGCTTACAACTTTGATGTAGATGGTTATACAGCTCCGGATCTAACTATCCTTGCTGAACACGTTACTGAAGGTGGTATAACAGAAATGGCATATCAAGAAGAACCATTAGCAATTATTTGGTGTGTAAGAAATGATGGTGAGTTAGTCGCATTAACTTATCAAAGAGAACAAGAAGTTGTTGCTTGGCATAGACATATCTTCGGTGGTTCTTTTGGTAGTGGTAATGCAGTTTGTGAATCTGTTGCAGTAATACCAACTGAAGATAGCGAGTATGAATTATACATGATTATTAAAAGAACAATCAATGGCGCAACTAAACGATATGTAGAATTTTTAAATACATTTGATTTTGATGAAACAGATAATACATCATTTAATTTTTTAGATTCACAATTATCTTACAGTGGATCTGCAGTAACAACACTTTCTGGATTATCACATCTTGAAGGACAAACAGTTTCTATATTAGCAGATGGCGCAACGCATCCAGATAAAACTGTTAGTTCGGGTTCAATAACATTAGATCGATCTGCTACTAATGTTAAAATAGGATTAGGATATACATCATTATTAAAAACAATGAGAATAGATGCTGGTGCGCAGAATGGTACATCACAAGCTAAAACAAAAAGAATATATGAAGTTACTGCAAGATTATATGAAAGTGTTGGTGTTGAGATAGGACCCGACCTAAGTAATATGGAGAGAGTTCCTTTTAGAACATCAAGTGATCCTATGGACAAAGGTATTCCACCATTCACAGGAGATAAAGAAGTAGAGTTTAGAGGAAATTATGATACAGATGGATTTATGATTGTCAGACAAACACAACCTTTACCTTTGACAATCTTATCACTATACCCGAGGTTAGTAACAAATGATGGATAAAGAATTACATATAGTGCCTTATACAAAAGAACATGGACAGTTTATACTATCCTGTCAAATGAACCATAAGATTTTAGAAGCAGATAGACACTTTATTAATGTAGAGGGTGATGCTAAAAATTTAGAACAAAACAACTTAGCCTTTACAGGTATTATTAATTATCAACCTATCTTTGCTGCCGGAATGAAAATGGTTTGGGGTCGAGTAGCCGAGGGTTGGGTGATTGCAACAAGTGAGATTTGGAAAAATCCTTTAGCTGTAGCTCGTGCAATAAAAAAAGATTTTGCTAGAGTTGCAAGAGAACACAATATAGAAAGAGTACAAACTGCAATTAGAAAAGATTTTAAACAAGGTCAAAGATTTGCAGAATGGCTAGGTTTGGAGAACGAAGGCTTAATGAAAAAATTTGGTTTTGATGGTACAGATCAGTACAGATATGCGAGGATATTTTAATGTCTGGAGCTATACCTTTTATTGGACCGGTAATGAGTGTAGCAGCAGCTACCTCTGCAAATGAAATAGGAAAATTTAATCAAGATGTTGCAAATAGAAATGCAATCATTGCAGAACAAGAAGCAGCAGCTCAAGCTAAATTAACAGAATTTAATATTGCAAAATTTAATCAAAGTTTTGAGAAGTTTCAATCTACTACAAAAGTTGCTACATTAAAAAGTGGTGTAGAACTATCGGGTACTGCATTAAAGATTTTACAATCTAATGCTGAACAAGCAGAACTTCAAAGAGATATTATAGAATACAATGGTAAAGTTGCTGAAGCTAAAAAATTAGAAGAAGCTAACTTTGCTAGAATATCTGGTGCATTAGCAAGAGCGCAAGGTAGACAACAAGCTATAGGTTATTTAGCTGGAGCAGGATCTAGTTTATTAACTATGAAACAAATGGGGATGTTTAGTTAATGGCAAAGATACCTACATTTGAAACTACTGTTGCACCTACTGCTGAAGTTGGAGCTGTAAAAAGTAATATACAAGTTTCACCTAAATCAAGTTTAGCTGGAGCTTTATTACCAACTGCAAATGCAATCACACAATTCTATGTAAAAGAAAAAGAAATATCTAATAAGGTAGAAGGTGGACAACTAATTGCAGATGCCAATCAAGAATTATTAGAAATAAAAGAACAAGCTAAATTAAAAGCTACACCAGATGAAGGTGTTAATTTTTTTAATGCTGGTTACAAACAAGTTGTTGATAAATACAAATCAAAAGCAAGTAATAATTATATTCAAAAATATTTTGATTTAAACATTTCATCCAACAAACCTTCTTACATTAATAATGTTTTAAAACAAACTAGAGCTAACATGGTTAAAACAAGAGTTGATCAAGTAACTAATAGTGTTGAAAATAAAATATTAAATGCAGTTGAGAGTGATAATAATTTTGATCTTGCAACTGTAGGAGAATCTATTACCGCAGAATATCAAGGCTTAGTTAATGATGGTTTAATTTCTGAACAAGATTTACAAATCTACAAAGATAAAATTCCTAACTTAATTGAAGTCGCACAGGTAAGAAAGATGGCAAGAAACAATGCTGCACAAGCATTTGTAATTTTATCTGATGTAACTAATTTTACTACCATACAAGGTGATGAAAGAAGAAAACTAATAAGTGAATTTGGTACACTTGCTAAACAACAAGCGGATGTAACAAGTGCTATTTTAGATCAAAGTATCATTGAAAAATCAAATGATTTTATGGAAAAATATGGAAGTAAAGAAAAATTTGGTTTTAGCACAGAAGAGTTAGAACAGTTTAAAACAGGTGATGAAGAAACTGACAATCAAATAGTAATCTTAAATGAAAAAATAGTTAATAAAGAATTTAGTTTTGATACAAATTATAACACTAATACAGATGTCATAAGTAAAATAGCATCTGGAGAAATTAAAAACACTTCAACTAAATTTTTATTAGCCGGAGAAACAGAACCCAAAAGTATTTTAGAAAGAGCTGGTAATAAAACAATTAATGATAATGATTTTAAATTTTTGTCAGATGTTATTACAAGAAATAAAAATAATACTTTAAAAAAACAAGATCAACAATTTTTAAAATACTTTGAAAACCTTGTACCATTACTTCAAGGTAATACTTTTTTAAATTATTTTGATAAAGAATATAATGCAAAGGCTAGTGAGTTAAGACAAACATTACATAAAAGATATTTAGATGGATTGGCTCAAGGTGCTAACCCAACTGATTTATTAAGTTATACATCTGAAAATTATATTGCTAAAGATATAAAAAACTTTTTACCTAAGACTTCAGATTTAAGTAGTATCGTAATTGAAATGGCTGCAGAAAATAATCAAACTGTTGATGGACCACCAAGAATTGAAGGAGAAACAGCAGAAGAATATTTAAATAGAATACAAAAAGAAGAAAAAAAAATTGATATAGGTAATGAGAGTAGTCTAGATTTAAGTGCCAGTTTAGATGTAGATGCAAATATAGAACAAGTAGGATTCTTAGGAAAATTTCTTTTTGGTGAAAATGAAGTTTTAATTAAAAACTGGAGTAACAAATATCAAACAGAAGGTAGTATTATTAATGCTTTAAAAGCAAAAAAAAGATTAGATCGTATGAATGAACCCGGTTATAAAATTCCAAATGATGCAATATCTGCAATAAAAAATGCAGCTAAAAACTTTGATCGTGATGGTGGTTTTTCAAAAGAAACTTTAATAGATTATTTAACTAAGATTGGTCAAATAGAAAGTCAATACGAAACTAAAGTACAAAAAACAGATAGACCTGTAAAAGAAGAAACAAAATTTTTAGCAAGATCATATTGGCAAATAGAAGTAGATACAGCAAAAGATTTATTAAAAAATTCTGCTCCTATATTTGGTAGTAATTTTGAATCTACTTTTTCTAAAAAATATAAAGGAGAATATGAAACAGCAAGAGAAGGTTTATTAAATTTAAGCGACAGAGATTTAGTTAATTTATTAGAAAAAGATGACACGTTAGCTGCTAACATTGCAGCAGCATTAATAGTAACTAGATTTAACACAGAAGAAGCATGAAGCTAAGTGATCAGCAAACATTATTAGAGCAAGGTGGCTTTAGTCAAAAAGAAATAGAAGATTGGAAGAAAGATAAAATATTAAAACTAAACAATGCCGGATTTTCTAATGCAGAAATATTAGAAGAGTTTGGTGTAGTTCCTGCAGACAACAAAGCTAATGTAAAGTATTTTAAAAATATAAAAGAAGAATTAGAAAACGAATACTATACACAAGAATCAATATCACCAGATGATGAACTTTTATATCAATCAAAAATAGATCAAGCTGATGCTCCATCTTTAAAAGAATTAGTAGTAGGTAAAGAATTTGATGGAGACGAAATATTAAAAAGAGGTTGGGGTAAAACACTATATGATATGACATATAGATTGGCTACTGATGGAGGTTTATCAGAAGCATTTACACAAGAAGAACCAGAAGATTATACTTGGTTTGAAGGTTTATTAGAAAGAGGTTTAACACTTGGTGCAGAACTTCCTATATATGGTGGAAGTTTTTTAGCAGGTACAGGTGCAACAGGTAATCCTATAGCGGGTGCATTTACTGCTGGTGCTATTCCGGGTGCTGCAAGAGAAACAATCTTAAAAGGTTTAGAGCAACAATCTTATGGTCAGCCAGTTGAAATATTAAAAAATTTTTTAAAAGATGGTATTATTGAAGGTGCTAAACAAGGAACTATATTTGCAACCGCAGCAGTTGCTCCACAATTAAAATTACCTTTTGTTGGTAAACTTGCAGACAGATATTTAACAAGAGTAGCATCACAACTTACAGCATTTGAAGGTGTAGGTGCTGCATTAAATGGACAGTTACCAACATTAAGAGAGTTTAGTTATTCTGCAGTTATGTTTGGTGCTTTAGGTGTAAGACTACCTAAAAAAACTATGAAAGATAGAACTAAAAAAATATTTGTAGATACTGGTAAAAAACCTAATCAAGTATTTAAAGATTCTTTAGTTGATAAAACAATATTAGAAGATGTTGGATCAAGAGCTTATGTCAGAGCTTATGATAAATTGTTAGATAGAAAAACTCTAAAAGAAAAACCACAACCAGAAAAACCAGAACAATTATTTAAAGATGATTTAGCAAACAAAGCTGCAGAAAACATTGTTTTCAAACCTAAAGTTGAACCATTAACTACTGAAAGATTAAAAGAAATGGGATCAAAGGTTAAAAGAAAAGCAATTATAGAAGGTATTGATACTAAATATCCTATACTAGAAGTATTAAGAGAAGCAAAAGTAAATACTAAAACTGGTATTGAAAAATTAAATTTATATGAACAATCAAGAATACTTGAAGGTATGCCAAACAGAGCTGCATATTTTATTGAGTTTAATACTTTAAATTTTAAAACTACAGGAGATAAAGGTCTAGGACTAAAAGAAGTTACTAAAGATATAATTAAAAAAGGAAAAAATGAAACACAGTTATTTGAAACTTATTTAATGAATAGAAGAGCAATAGAACTATCTGAAAGAAAAATAGAAACTGGTTTTAATATTGAAACAGCAAAACAATTTGTAAATCAAAATAAATCTAAATTTGAACAAATAGCAAAACAAACTGATAAATATCAAAGAGATGTTTTAGAATATGCAAGGGATAGTGGTTTAATATCTAAAGATGGTTTTAATTCTATGACCGAAGCAAATAAAAATTATGTTACCTTTGCTAGAGAAATGATTGGTCAAGATGGAAAGGTTGTTGCTGCTGAAGGTAGTAGTGTAAATCCATTTAAAAAAATAGAAGGATCTAAATTAAAAGTATTCCCTCCATTAGAACAAATGGTTAAAAATACAAATACAATAGTAAATGCTGCTGAAAAAAATCAAGTTAAATTAAATTTTATTGATATGGTTATAAAATCAAAAGCTAAAGATCCTAATACTTTTGAGTTTATGAATAAAGTAAATCTTAAAACAACTAATAGACCTAAAGAAGAACTACTTACTTTTAGAAGAGATGGTAAATTAGAAACATGGGATGTTGGAAAAGATTTAGTAGATGCTTTTAAAACTTTAGATCAACAAGGATCTAATATGTTAATGAATTATCTTGGCGCACCTGCAAGAACTCTTAGAGCTGGTGCGATATTGATACCAGACTTTGCTGTTCCAAACTTTTTCAGAGATACTATGCAAGCAAGTTTTTTAAATAAAGTTGGTTTTATACCTATACAGGATTCGATCATTGGTGCATTTAATATTATTACAAAAGGTAATAATAAAAAAGCAATGGAGATGTATAAAAAATATGTCAAATCTGGTGGTATGCAATCTACGTTATTAGCTGTTGATAGACCTAATATATTTGATGGTAAAGTTTATGATATTCTTGCTAAAGGACCAGTAAGAAATGCTGACAGAGGTATACTAGCTCCATTAAAAGCATTAACAAGATTATCAGAGGAGATGACAAGGTTTAGAATTTTTGAAAAAACTTATAAAAAAGCTATTGAAAAAGGTTTGACAGAAAAACAAGCACTTGAGAGAGGTGGTTTTGAAGCTAGAAATCTTTTAGATTATGCTAAAAGAGGATCATTAGGTCAAAATATAAATAGATTGGTTCCATTCTGGAACGCAAGAGTTCAAGGTTTAACAAGATTATATGAAGCATTTAGAGATCAACCCGGAAGAACCTCTGCTATGATTGGTGCTTATGTAGTAATACCAACTTTAGGTTTTTACATGTTAAATAAAGATGATCCAGATTATAAAGAAGAACCAGATTGGATTAAACAAAATTATTATTATTTTAAAATAGGTGATAAACCATATAGATTTCCAAAACCATTTGAGGTTGGTACATTAGTTTCATCTGTTATTGAAAAAACTTTAGATTGGGTAAGAACAAATGAACCTCAACAATTTGCAAGATTTGCAAAAGATTTCTTTTTTAATAATGCTAAAGGATTTTATCCTATCCCTACTTCTGTTAGACCATTTATAGAAAATTATGCAAACTGGAGCTTCTTTAGAGATGCTCCATTAGTTCCAAAATCATTAGATAAAAATCTACCTAATAAATTTTACTATACTGAATATACATCTGAAACATTTAAATTAATTTCAAAACTATTAAATGGATTGGTAGGTGATGATAGTTTTTTAGCAACCAATCCTATTCATGCAGAGAATGTATTTAGATCATGGACCGGTGGATTAGGTAGATATATTATAGATACTTTAGATTATGCTATAATTAAAGGTAAAATAATAGATGACCCTATCAAACCTACAGACACTCTATCTAAAATACCTGTTATTAGAGCTTTTGACGTAAGAGATGTACCCGGATATTCAGCTCAATCTATAGTTAAATTTTTTGAAGAATATAGTAAAGTTGAGAAGATACTTAATGGTATGGATTTTGCTAAAAAAGCAGGAGATTTTGAAGAGTATAGAAGATTAAAAGAAACATTAAATGTAGACGAAGAAAAATTATTAGACTATAGAGAATCTATAAGAAAGATAGATAAGCAGATAAGAAACATATATAACTTAAAAGAATTTCCAAATGGTGATATACCTACACCAGATGAGAAACGAGAGTTAATAGATGACTATTATAAATTAATGATAAATTTTGCTCAACAAGCATTAAGTTATCTTGAATTAGTAAGAGAAAAGTAATATAG